TTTGTCAAATTTGCATATAATCCCCCGCCAATGGGTAAAATGCGCGTCGCCGGCGCGGATGGTTTGCCCACGTGGGGAGATATTCCGCCAGCACCGCCCCCAACACTGGAGCAGTTGCAGCAACAGGCAGAATCCCAAAAATGGAGCCTAATACAGCCGATCCGAGGGAAAATTGAACCCCTTCAGGATGCTGTCTATTTGAATATAGCGACAGACGAGGAAAAAGTGGCTTTAACTGAATGGCATCGCTACAGACTGGCACTCTATCGGGTGGATTGCACTACCGCCCCTGATATCCAATGGCCGGAGCAGCCGAAGTAAACACAGGGGCTAGACGCCCCTTATCTCAACGCAGTTTTTGCCAGACCCAGCAAATCATCGGCCGTGACAACGCTCAATCCCTCTCGAATATCTTCACTTACCCGCTTCAATGACACCGTGAATTCAATCCGTCTGGCCTTGCCGTCGGCGAAAAATTCAGTGCGGTTTTCGGTCAGGCTGTCAATAACAAACATGCCGTAGATCATGCCTGTGCCCTCAATCAGCGGCCACGGTTTGGCAGAAAACGCCATTGTCCTCAGTATCTCCAGCGAAATATCACCGCCCGTCACCTCGGGATACAGCATCCCGTTTAGTGTAATGCTGTCTTCACCGGGGCCGATATATTGCCACTTGGCCGACTTGCCTATCCGGTCATTTTTCACATGCCGCCAGTCCATATTGCGATTCATTGACTGATACGGTGTGGTATTGAGCATAAAAACGAACATGCCATAAATCATCATCATGATATTAATCCTCATCGTACAGACTGGAACGGCGGCGGACGCCTTTCTTCTGCATGATTTTTTCGACTTCGGTTTTCACCATCTCACTAATGGAACGGCTGTTTTGCATATCAACCCCGTGAAGATGAATGTTGATGATGTAACAGTCGTCCTGCTTATTGCCGTTACCCGCTCTGGCCGGTGTCACGGGAACCGGGATGCCACTTAATGTCGGCAGCATCGGCTGTAACTTGTCCGTCAGGCGACTAAGCAGTGACGGTTGCTGTAAGCGGGATTCCTGATACACGCCCTCAATCGGGATCACGGGCGGGCGGTTTTTAAAGACAATATCGCCTAACTTATTGGGATCAGTCTGTGCCGCTGCATTGCCTGCCGCTTCCACCGATTCAGCGGCCGTTTTGCCTTTCTTCTTATTTTTCCCCGGCTCATACATCTGTGGACCAAAGTCAGGTAACGCGGGCGTATCGACTTTCGGCTTATTTTCCTCAGCCTTTTCGCCGGCTTTGGTGATGGCTTTATTCGCCGGTGTCGGTGTCCACTCCTGCTGCACCATTTTCTTGGCTTTGTCATCCCAGACCCACTTCACCGATTTCTGCACCTCCGGCAGGTTGACCGGCCCCATTGCGTTGGCGGCTTCGGCGGCGGCTTTCGTCGCATCCGGGATCATGCCCAGTTTTTCCAGTAACCATCCTACCCCTTTGGCTACCGCCACAATCACATCCACGACACCGGCAATGGCCTTGCCCACCAGTCGCCCAAAGGTCTGGCCGGCTTCGGTGGCCGCTTTCAGTCCTTCAGCGGACGTATTAACCGGCTCAAACAGCGACTTGAACCACTCCCAGACCTTGTGAATGGCATTGCCAATGGCGTCAAAAATGGGAGCGAACGGCGCAAAAGCCGCTGCAAGGGTGTCACGAACAGGGGCTATCTCTTCCATCAGCCCACTGAAAAAACCCGAAAACCATGCTTTGATGGGTTCCCAGTATTTCCAGATCAGCAGTGCCGCCACGACAATCACGGCAATTAACAGCCCCAGCGGACTGAATAATAAGGAAAGTCCACCCCCAATCACAGATAAAGCCGCCTGAAAGGCAATGCGCAAGGCGCCTAATCCACCGGTAGCCAATCCCTTAATGCCATTCCCTAGCATGGTGATGGCCGTCATGGGCCGGGTGAACACCATCAGCAAGCCGCGCTTAGCAAAGTCGGCCCCCTTCATCAGCGCGGCAATCCCCCGGGAAACCAGCCCGCTTATGGCGGTACGTGCATTGTTAAAAATGGGTACCCAGCCTGTCACGCTGCGACTGACACCACCGAGGGAAGGCAGCAGCCCCCGCAACCTTGTTGATAATCCCCCCAATGCAGGAAATAAGGCGGTCAGTCCGCCGCCACGGGTCAGCATAAACAGACTGAGCCGGAACGCTGCAAACGGCACTATCACCGCTGCCGCCGCCAGTGCGAGTGCACCGAGTGCGGTAACAATCACGGCAATGGTTATCGCTCCCTTAGCCAGTGCGGCTGTAAGTTGAGGGTTCGCCTTCATCCATGCGCCAATTTTACCGAGTACGCCAGTGATCTTCTGCGTCAAACTACGTAGAGGGGAATCGACGCTTTCTTCCATCTGGATACCCAAATCCTCCCATGCGGATTTGAGCTGTTTGATATCCCCCTTAAGATTATCAATTTTTGTTTTGGCGTTTTTCCCTGCTTCACCTTCCGCATTATCATTAGCCGATTTTTTCTCGTCATATTTGCCGTTAGCTGTTCCCTTGAGTACGGCTCCCATGCCGACCATTGCTTCTTCGCCGAAAATGTCTTTTTTTATCCGGATCTGGCTGGCCTGGTCGTATTTGCGCAGACTGATCGCCATATCCTTAAGAATGTCGTCAGCTCCGCGCAGTTCGCCGTTGGCTTTTTTCACCTTAACGCCCAATTCGGCCATTGCATCCGCACCCGCGCCCGTGGGGGCAACCATGCGAGATAGTCCCGCCCGCAGTGCCGTTCCCGCCATACTACCGCGTATGCCATTATCGGCCATGAGTCCCGCCATCGCCGCCATGCTTTCCAGACTGACACCCACTTCTGATGCGATCGGGCCAGCATAGGTCATGGTTTCACCCAGTTGTCGCAAGTCGGTATTGCTGCGGGTAAATGTGGCGGTCAGAACATCAGACACTCTGTTCATCTGGTCGGCGTCCAGATTAAACTGGGTCAGCACGTTTGAGCCAATATCCGCCGCCTCGCCGAGATCAACATCGCCAGCCAAGCCCATATTGAGTACACCGGGCAAAGCCGATTTTACCGATTCCGGGGTAAATCCGGCCATTGCCAGAAATTTCTGGCCTGCGGCGGCATCAGTTGCGGTATAGGCTGTGCTAGCTCCCAATTGCCGCGCCTGTTCTCGTAACATTTTCAGTTGAGAGGAATCTTTATCCAGCCGGGTGAGCGCCTGAACGGTTGACATGCCTTCGTCAAAATCCAGCCCCGGCGTCATCACGCGTGACAGGCCATATAAAGCTCCGGCACCGGTTGCCATTGCCGCTGCTCCACTGGTTGCCAGCTTGCCGCGCCTCTCTTTGGCCTCAGCATAACGAGATTGGGCGCGTGTAACCGCCGTCAGCCGCCGTTGTTGTTCAGCAAGCTGTCGGTTATAGGCTTCCGTGCGTCGGGTGACTTGGCCGGTAACGTCGCTGCTACTGCGGGCAGAAATACCGTGCCGATACAACTCAGCCGCAACCCCGCGTAATTTCTGTTTCTCCTTGTCCAACGCACGGCCATAGCGATCCCGCTCCTGCCGCGCCGCCTCTAATACCCTGCGCTGCGCTTCTGTTTGCTGGGCGAAAGGCGGCATCTGGTCACGCAGTGCCTTAACCTTGCGTTTGGCTTCGTCATAGGAGTCAGACGTTTTTTTAACGGAATTCGTGAGCCGCTCAAAAGTGCGCGCCTGACTCTGCAAGCTGCGGACACTATTGTGGGTATTACGGATCTGGGAGGATAGCCCCGCCGCCGCGCGGTTGGCGGCGTTAAGGGGGCCTGAAAGCCGGTTTGCCGCGCTCAGCGAAACCCGAATATTCAAGTTACGATCGGTCATGATTCGTTTCCGTTACGGGTCGCCGCACGTTCGTGCCATTTCAATAATTCACTGACCGTCATGCCATCGCACTCTGACGGCGACCAGTGAAAGACCGTGGCAATATCGGCTATGATGTCGTCAGTATCGACTGCCGGGCAGGGAATTAACTGCCGGCCGGTTCGTTCGTCTCGTCGGTTGGCGAGGTGGGCGCTAAAAAATCCGCAATCGCCGCGGCCAGTTCCGTAAAATCACGAATGGGCATGGTGGCGACATCAGCTTCACTGAGGCGCGGGTACGTTACCCTCGGCAACAATGTGATCAGTGAATTCACATCACTGGTCATCACATCAAACAGTTTCAGGCCGCGCAGGGCACCGACCTGACGCATGGTTTCGGTGATCTCCACTTCGGTGATGCTACTGCCGTTCGCCAGTTTCAGTGGTTCAGAAAAGATAACTTTCTTTGACATAATTTATTCTCCGGTAGGCGGGCATAGCCCACCTTAATATTAATGACCAATATTGGCGCGGTGTTTTTCCAGCAAATCCTGCCCGTTCACCCGCCAGACCAAGTTGAGCATGTCCACTTCGTGCAGCTCTTCGTTGTTCAGCGTGATTTTGCAGTAAGTATTTTTCAGCGTGTATTTATGCTGGGTATTTTCCCCAGCTTTGGCGCTGCCCCAGTCCACCTCAGTAAACCGTCCGCGCGTCTGGATCTCACAGGCGACCGTTTCCCCGGTGGCGTCGTCATAGTACGACCCCGCAAAGCGCAATTGCAGGCTGTCAATTCTGCCGCCCCATGTTTTGAGCAAGCTGGCTTCCAACCCGCCCATCGTGACTTCCATATCCAGTGCGCCGCCATCCATGCCCATCAGAACAGCCACCGAGCCGGGCATTCCTGCCCCCTGATAATCTTCGGTCTTGAGGGTCAACTTTGGCGTTGTGATCTCCTCTACCTGTCCCAGATATGTCTGACCGTCAATAAAGACGTCAAACATAAAGAGTTTTTTCGGCATCCCCATGCTGATATCCCCTTAGCCTAACTGATCGAAAACAGCGAAATATTCATCGGTAAACGTCTGCACCAATTGCAGATTTTCCAATGGTGGTACGGGCGTGTACTTGTAGCGGATCAATGCCTTGCCATCACGCAGGGTTTCTTTGGGGTTGTCCGCCGGGTCATACCAGCATTCAAAGCCCAATAGCCGTCCTTCCGTCACCAACTGCGCCCCTTTGCGGTTGATACCATCCACAATGTCTTTCACCAACGACGGGGTCAGCGTTTTGTCGATATAGGAAAAATGCGCCTCAGCGATCATGTCCGCCAGTATCTGCGCAGTACGGGTATACACTTCAAAGAAATACGTTCCGGCATCACAGGTACGGTTGCCCCAGAAACGGAAGCCGTCACGCTTAATTAACGTGGTGACGCCTTTACTGTTCAGGTCGTCGGCATCCGTGTCCGTCCCCTGTAATGTCCAGTAGATATCCGCCGAGATACCGAGAACACCATTGACCGGCACATTGGACAGCGATTTATGCCAGCCCTGATCGGCATCAATACGGGCGCGTAAACCCAGCGCAAAAGCCGTCGCCGGCACGGTTTCATTTTTCCCGGACTGGCTGTTATAGGTGATAAAGTCCGGGTAAATAATCATGACTTCGCGCTGGCTAAAGTTCTCGCGGTACTTTTTCACCTCTGCCAAAGTCTTGCAGCCATAGGCGCTGACATAGGCAAAAGCGCGCAGCTTTTCGGCAAAAATAGCCAGTTGCAGGGCGACGGGTTGCGTGTCCAGTTGCGGCACGGCCAGAATGCGCGGGTGCTCGCCAATGTTGGCATCCGCAGTCAGCAGGGCATACAGTCCGGTATAGCGTCCGCTCTCGTTGACGCCGCCAATAATCAGCTGATCCTGTGTGGGTTTCTCCCCGTCCCCGGGTAAATTGCCGGCATCCGCCACACGGATAACAATCACTTTCGGGCTGCACTGGTCAGAAATGGCCTTAAGCGTGGTATATAACGTGCCGGTTTTCCCCGCCTTGCCAATCACACTGTTGATACGGGTGATGAGTACCGGCGTATCCAGCGGGAACGCCTCAGCATCGGCATCATCAGCGGTACACACGACACCCATCACCGACGTGTTAATGTCGCGTATCAGCGTACTGAGTTGGGTCGTTTCCCTGACCGAGACGCCATGATGAAATGACATAGAATTTACCTCATCGGGTTTGTGATGGGGATATGTTGCGATCATATGGCGTGAGGATCACGCAATACCGCCTGTCACCGCTCCGCGACACCGGACGGGCGTTGTCTGCGCGCCCGCGCAGGGCAATCATGGGGCAACTTCTTAACAGACGGCGCGCACATGAATCCCATCGATATTCTGACCAGCAGTGATTACGTGAAACAACCGGGCTTCGACCTGCTCATTGGCGGGCAACAAATCACCGTCCTCAATCACCGGCTGCTCTCACTGTCCCTGACCGACAATCGCGGCTTTGAGGCTGACACGTTAGAACTGGCGATAGACGACACCGACGGCAAAATTGAACTGCCGCCCCGGGGAGCGGAAATCGTGGTCAGAATTGGCTGGCAGGGGGAGCCATTGGTGGAAAAAGGGCTGTTTGTCGTGGATGAGATTAGTCATGGTGGCCCGCCTGACCGGCTGGAAATCACCGCCCGCAGCGCGGATTTTCGGGAAGAGTTCAATATCAAACGGGAATACAGTTGGCATAATGTCACCGTGGGTGATGTAGTGAGTGCCATTGCCGGACGCTATGACCTGCAACCTGCGGTGAGCCGTCAGTTGATGGAAATAGAAATCGACCATGCTGACCAGACTAATGAAAGTGACATCAGTTTTTTGTCGCGCATGGCGGAAATGCTCGGCGCAATTGCAACCATCAAAAACGGCAACTTGCTGTTTATTATTCCGGGGCGCGGTGTATCACAAAGTGGGAAGATGCTGCCCGTTATCACCATACATCGTGACAGTGGCGACCGTCACAGCTTCCGTGTGGCCGACCGCGCCGCCTATACGGGCGTTAAGGCGCACTGGCTGGATCTGAATTTTGGCAAGCAGCCGGCAGCCACCCTGAAGCGCAAGCGACAAAAGCCCAGAAAAAAGAAACAGGAAAAATCCAGCCGTCGTGAAGGTGAATATCTGGAAGGGGCCGACGGGAACGTCTACGTGATGCGCCAGACGTTCAAGACCGAACGGACAGCACGACGGGCGGCGGCGGCAAAATGGGCAACGCTCCAGCGCGGTGCGGCGGAGTTTTCAATCACGCTGGCGCAGGGACGGGCTGATCTCTATCCTGACCTGACCGCCTCAGTTGCGGGGTTCAAAACGGCCATTGACAGCCATCAGTGGACGATATCGCGTGTTGTCCATAACCTGAATGAAAGCGGTTTTACTACCCAGTTAGAGCTGGAATTAAAAATTAAGGATACCGACATGACAGAAAGTGAACAAGATCAATAAACAATGGGTTATAATCGCGGCAGGCACACCCCCAATGATGAGGGTTATTCATGGCGTTTACCTGTCCCCAATGCGGCGCTGTGGCAAAAACACGTACCAGTGAAATGATGAGTGAAGAGACGCGGCGCAGTTATCACCAATGTCAAAATATTCTGTGCGGCTGTACGTTTACGACCATCACCACCATTGAACGTTATTTGACACGCCCCACCCCCCAGAAGTTACCAACTGATTTTAAAGTCCCGAAACTGGCGTTTCCGTCCAGCCATTACGGTGATGAACAAATTGGTTTTGGATTCTGATTGAAAACGAATAAGCCCCAGATAGAAAACGGGGGCTTATTCCTAGGCGGATTAGTGTTCAGGCACTAACTCTATAATTTCCCCCGTTTTAATATCTACTTTGGCAGTGAGAGATTGCTTGACCATTGCCCCGTAAAGATTAGTCCCACTGAATGTTGTTTTGATTATTGCGTAGAGCTTGTTATCTGATGACCGTACCCGCCGTGTCGTTGTATCGTGATGTTTATAGGTAGATTCATCATGCATATTTTCTTTGATGATTTTTGTCAGTGGACGGTATGAGCCATCCCATGAACTAAACTTAGACTTGTAATTATCAAAGTTAATGTATTTTGCGAAGGAAGATGGGTTCTTACTGTAATCTGCATAACACCATTCCAAAACTTCACCTAATTTTAACTCATCTGATTTTGTATACGACATCTCGCTTAGGCAATTATAGAAATTGTTTACTTCAGCATTTGTTATATAAAGGTTTTTATATGATTTATAGTTTGAGACAATTTTTTCTCTCTCATGTTTAACTTCATTCCGATACTCTTTCAGCGTCATATCTGCGTATTTGAATGGCTTAGGTGTTTCTTTGACCTCGGCTTTGACGGTAATTTCTCCGGTGGAAGGGACTTTCTTATCTCCACTGACAAAATAATATATGGCTGCACAGATGATAATAAAGACAATGAAGCCTCCTATAACATCCTGTGTTTTTATGCCGGGATCTTTTACTCCACAGTGAGGGCATATTTTTTCTTTTGCTGAAACTTCTTCCTTGCATTGTTTGCATTTCACTAACTTCAT